TGTACATAGTTACGGTAAGTGTGCTGTTTTCTAGACCGCCAACGTATGAGCGATTAGTCTGCCCAAATGCGGTGCTCTCAAGTGACTCAATCATGCGAGTGAACACAGCGCTGGTGCACTGATCGCTCATATCAACGCTATTGATTGTGACTACTGGATTAGATAGGTAAGTGCTGGTGGCCATGTGGGTTACTCCTCGTTGGTGTCTTTAATAGGTTTATCAGATTTAGTGCTCTTGCTGGTGGATTTGATAAACCCACCCTCAATTAGCGCCTCAATGTTGACACCATCGGCAGGCTCATAGGTATCGCCTACTGTGCCTAATCTTGGTGATGCAATAACGTATGCCATGTTTTATGTCCTAACTTTGTGCCTGCACATTGATGTTTAGATCATACGCTGCTAACTCGCTGCCACCGATGATGGCAATAGTTGGCCTGCCATCGGTAACACCTATTCGAGCGCTCACCACTTTTGCTGCCAAGTTCATGAGGCTGCGTTGAGCATCCAAGTTGCCCGGCCCAAGAGTCAACAACCTGACCGGATATGACAGCGTAAACACGGCACGGCTAAAACCTGTAAACGATGGTGCATCAATGAACACACAAGGCGGCGAGATATTGCGTGGGTCTGTTACTACCTGTAAGCCCGTAACGGCGCTGAGAGTGGCTGCAAGGTTGTCTAGCGCCGTGTTAAACAGATCGGTGTAGGCAACTGGTGTAGGCATTAGGCAACCTGTGCGCGGTTGACACCTAGCAATTGTTTGATCATTGGGCTAAGGCCATTAGAGCCACCAGAGACCATGCCATCAAACGATGCAAAGTCTGTGACAGAGCCGCGCTGACGGTACAAGAAACCGCCATAAGCGCGTGTGCCAAGACCTACGGCTGTTGATGGCAACACTGTTAATGAGTCGTGATAGCCAGCCTCTTGCCTACGCAAGAAACAAAACGCTGAGGCAGCGGCCGCACACAAAGTAAGAAACGTGGCATCAGCCGCCGTTGCTGTACCAATACCTAACCAATCCTCAACATCGGTTGCAGATACCCAAGTGCAAACCTGATTGTAAGTAAGAGTGCCAGTGGTAGTTGCTACTCGATCAACGTCTGTGCCTGTGCACCGGTACAAAACCTGATTAGGTAATGCCACGTTGGTGTTGTACAACGGGAAACCATCAGAGTCAATACCAATGTACAAATACTGTGGCAAACCTTGCACAACAAACGTGCCGTTAAACGGTACGGCAACTGACGCGATAGTGACACTCTCACCAATAGCGATCTCTGTTGGCTCAAGTGTTTGCACTACCGCATAGTTGTCTAGCAATTGCTTGCTGGTGACTGTGTAATTACTCATGGCGGTGAGGCCGCCTCTCGACTAAGCCTGTGTGATCTTTTGGATCATGTTTGCGTTGGCCTTAAAGGTTGCCGCGTAACCAAACACGCTCATTTGTCGGCCAAGTGTTGATGGCAACTCAACTGAGAGCATCCCACGATCTTGGCGATACACCTCAAAGGCATTCTTGTTCATGATGACCATTGTCTTGGCGGCAAAATTGTTATCAACAACAATCTCAAGGCCGAGTGGGTTCATGCCTGACCATGATGCAGCCGTGCCAGCGCCAAGCGTGTTCATGCCGTTAAGACCCGGTGCGCCGATTGCTGGGAAGATTGGGCGGTTCGTGGTGTCAACAAGTTGACCCATCAATGCCCATGTTGCTGGATCAACAAAGATGTGTGTTGGCAACATATTTGTGGCTTGCGATGAAACTACTGCTGCATCGTAGATTGATTTCATCAAGTCGGTTACTGACAAATCCCACACGCCAGCGGATGTTGCTGCGGTGAGCAAGTTGTCTGCTGCGTAGTTGTCAATCGCTACAAGGTACTGACCAGCCAAATCTTGCACAATGATTTGCATTGCAGCAGGATCAGTAAAGTCAATGACTTGGTAGGACAGTGTTGCTTGTCCAGCAAAAGTTACTTTTGTAACTGTGTTGGATGCGATCACTGCGGTTGTTGCTGATACTGCGGTGAGTTCAGTTGATTGCTGTGCAGCGGTCGGATGGGTTGTCCAAGTTGGTCGGATGAAAGTTGCACCTGCACCTGCGTTTGGCATCGCCCTTGTCCCGAGTGCACTGAGCACTGGAGCAATGTAGTTAATATCCGCAAAAACAGGACCGAGAATTGGAACAGGGACTATGCCGGCGTCATTGGAAAGTACGTTGTCTCCAGCGGCTGCCTCAAGTGGTGATTTGTGGTATGCGCGGTAATCGGCAAACACTCGTTGTGCTGATGCTGCGATCTCGCCGCCTTTGTGCATTGCTGAAACCCACTCGCCAACTGATGGCAAACGTGGCTCGCGCTTTGCTGATGCAAAAATTGGTGCAGTTGGGATGGTTGCCTCTACTGCCTCGACTGGTGTTGTTTCGCTCATGGTTTCTGTCTCCTGTGTAGGTTCTGTTTCTATAGTACTTATTTCTGGCTCATCTTGTGGGATACTCGCCGCGATCTCTGTGATCTGTGCGCCTGCAAATGCTGGCACGGCCACAACGCTTAACTCTGTCCACGTTGCAGCGCTGATCTCCATAACGCCAGCCTCGTTGTAACTAAACGCGGTAGGCGTAATTCCGATGCTTACGCTGTCCAGCACGCCGTCTTTCATAAGGGTCATTGCCTCGTTGCCTTGCACGGTGTCGCTGATCTTGGCTGTAAAGAGCATCCCGGCATTGGTGGACTCTCTAGACACCACTAAGCCGATTGCGCTAGTGGAGTCATGGTTCATGAAAAGTCGAGGCGGTTTGCCGTCAACTGGCAGCGCGCCCTCAAGTACCCTGACCGTTGTGCCGTCTGAGACGGTGGCATCTACGCCGTATGGTACGGCAATTCCTGAGATGGTGCGGCGCGCCATGCCGTCTGGCCCGGCTGCGTCAATGGTTACTGCCTCTGCGGTGAACTTGATCATGATGAGTACGGTACTCCATTGTTGCGTGGTGGTTGTGGCATTTCCATTAGATCGGTTTTTTCCATTAGATCGCCGTCAATAAAATCGTCAATGTCAAACTCAACACAAGTGTTGTTTGGTAGCACGTTGTTTGCTGACAGTGTTTGTGTGATGCACTCTGCAATCTGTTTGCAGCCAAATGTCCATAGGTCTTGTCGAGCCTCTGTGCTGTTGGTGTAGGCGTATGAGCCAACTGAGATATTTAGCAAGTAGGCAGGTACGCCACAAACGCGTGACATTTCCATTGCCTGAAACTCTGCCGAGTCAACTAAGAGCATTTTGTCTGGTGATGTGGCTGTCTCAATGTAGTGCACCTCTGGTGAGAGCGCTGCCGTTTGGTTAGTGGCGCGCGCTGCGTTAAATGATGCTGCCAAGTCTGCAAGTTCAGTAGATGAAAGTGGCTCTGACCCTGCCTGCACTTGTAACACGCCAGCCGGTATTGCGCTAGACGCATTACGAAAGCGTGCATCCTCAAGTTTGATAGATGTCGCAATAGCCTTTTGCGATGAGTACACAATGCCCGGTTGACCGTTTAAGAATTGCACTAAGTCTTTAGGGTTGATCTCGCCGCCGTTAAAATACACCTCTTTTGATGGTGCAAACCAAACGCCTGCCGGACTACCAGCCTGATCGCGTGTGGTGCACATTGCGGCTGGTAAACGTGTAAACGATGCAGGGTAGCCATCAGCGGTGCGTTCTGTGATGTACCAAAACGCGCGACCAAACATCATTAAATCTGAAACTGTCCAAGACAAAATATGGTTGTTTGTATTTGATTTGTCAATGCGGCGTAACCATGATCGAGGCGCAAGCGGCACTTGTTCCATTTCCTCGCCGTTCCACATCTCTGTGTACATTTTTAATTTCATTGATGCGATCACTGATGCAATCAATTGTTGTGCACGCGCAATTGTTGGCACGCTCATTGCTTGACTAAAGAGCACACCCTCTGTGTAGGTGTAATACTGGCCCACCATTGCAGCGCCTTGATTGCTGTTGTAACTTGAGCCAGCGGCAGCGGCTTTAGTTGGCGGTGGTGAGATCGCCGCTTTAGATTTAGAGAAAAGTGCCATGCTCTTAGTGTGTCATATCCTGTCTAGTTTGTGGTGGCATCGGCCCGGTATGCGATGCGGTATCCCGACGATAAGCAAGCATCAGGCCGATGCCATATCACACATTAGAGGCTAAACGCTGATGATCGTGGGCTTGTTTGCAAAGATAGGTTTTGAGGCAAGAGCGACAGCAAACACCATTGCTCGACACGCCGAGATATCGCCCGGTGATCTGGTGCTAGACAACGTGAGCACACCGTTGTGCTTGATCGCTACGGCGCGCTCTACTTGATCAATTAATTGCGCTTGCCCTGCGTGGCTAATTCGTTTCTCTGTAATCAATGCACGTACTGCGCCTGTCCACTTGACTACCTCACGATGGCCAACAACTGTCTTGCGGTGCGCGTAGATCGGTGGGCAATGCAAATCTATTGATGGCACTAACGCCAGTTTGAGTGTTGGTGATTGCTCAATCTCTAGTGCGACTGCATCCCACATCTCTTTAATTGTGTCAACCACAAAGGCAATATGGCAGCGCGTGTACAGGCCGTCTTGCACTGCTCTGACACCGACATATCGTGACTCGTCAACGGCTGTCTCAATTGCTAGTACACCGCCAGTGGGCATTGGCAGATTGTTGGCTAATTCAGTAAATTGACCCGGCTCAATCCAAGAGTGTTGGCTCTGCACAAAGATGTTGACTGAGGCACGCAAGAAACTGTTGCGATCTGGTGACTGTGCCTCAGCCTCGATCACGCTCATATCTAGTAATCCCTCAGACAATGCAGGGTTGGAATACATCCACGCCTCTTGGGTCATATAGTCCATAATCGGTGGGCTGAACTCAGCAAAATAGAGCGAGGTGTTTTTGCCTGAGTCCACAGCGCGCAAACCTTGCTCTCGCCAACGCAACATACTTTTGGATGACGCATCGCCAGCCGTACTGAAACCTGCCAGCAAACAATTTTTGCGTGTTCGCATTGTAGGCATCAAACCCGAGTCCACTGCCTCAGCACTGACCGCCCACCATTCGTCAATTGCTACGAGGTCACAGGTGTATCCGTGTCCAACACCCGGCGTGGCAGCGCGTGGCATCCACTGCGAGCCGTCTGGCATTGTGAGCACTTGGCGGCCATAAGACCAAATTACTGTTGCACCAAATTTTGCCTCAAGGATTGGTGCGAGATAATTAAACAAAACTGTAGCCAAATCAAGTTTGTGACTGACCGAGATCACCAGTTGTTTCTCGCCACGTGCACTGCCCTGAGTAGCAAGCCACCAACCAATAAGCGGCGCAAGGCATCCTTTTGTTTTGCCGTTCTGTCTGGCCACCGACAAATAACCAACTCGATGCACCCACACCTCTTTACCGTCAACCAAGTTGTAAGCGGTCATGCCGGCAAGAACACGCCGCTGCCACCTCATCAATTTGACATCCAATATCTTTTCCGCAAAATCTGCAATCTCTTGGGAGTGATCTAAACAACCACTGTGCGCGGTCGTTTCCAATCTTGGCCGTTCCCCAATAATCTCAGCCAGTTCAGGCTGATCTCCCAAAACCCTTGCTGGTGTTGGATGGGATAGGGAAATAGGTGAG